GTGAATTAAAAAAAATAATTATTGTTTATCAATGTGTATAACTTTAAGAAAATGTTTTTTGGAAAATTTAGAGCGCAGTAACCTTGGGAATAAAATTGATTTTTTTAGCTACTTAACTAGCTATATCGAATAGACCTTTTTTTGCATCCTCAACTGATTGCTCTGCAATCTTAACTTTAAGGTCTTTTATTTTTATATCGATCCACTTCATATCAGGAGTTACTCTCCCCTGGGACAACGCTGTGCTGGCCCACTTGGACTCCAATTGAAGTTTCTCCGAGATTAACTTTTGTAGTTGCATCTCTGTCTACCTCCTCAAATGTTATGTAGACACGGTTGCCATAAAAGCTTTCATCCGCACCTACTATCTCTCCTGAGTCAACGCCATTTGCAAACGCCTCAAGAGCAGCTTTATCGTCTTTAGCTTCAAGCATCTTATCAAAATATATATTCTTACATCTTGCTTGGACACGATATAACTTCATGTATTATTATATACCAAATTGGGCCATAAAATCAACTACGTGCCTATATCTGGTTTCTTTGGAGGGACTATTTGTTTTGGAAGTTTAACTTCCTTACATTCAAATTTTACTGCTAATCTTTGTTTTTCTACCCTTTCAGGACTGAACTCTTCATAATCTGTTAATGCTTTAAATGTGCTATGTGCAGCTCTATAACCATACTCTACGCAACTTGCGTGAGTATCAAAAGAGTAACCAGGTAATGTTTGTGTTGGACATTGATTAGATATTGTACTGCACAAATATAAAATCAAAACAAATTTTGACATAAAATCTTATATTATCCTATATAATTTAATCCTTGCATATCCCATTAAAATGTATATATACAATTCATGTTTTTTTCAAATCTAACAAAGAGGTTATCATGAAAAAAGAAAAAGTAATAGAGGGTATGACAATTGCTGCTGAAAAATTGTCAGATCCTTTGGTTTTAAAGCCAGAGTGGATGGTTGATAAACCAAAAGAAGTTGAAAAACTTCACACGTTCTCAGTTACATTTAATGAAAGCAGTAAACGTATTGATTTGTATGTTAATGGAGATCAATACAGATCTATGCATGTTACAGACAAATTATCTGGCATGCGTAAGTTTCATGAAGGTGTAGATAAAATGGTCAAACTATTTAGTGATTGGGGTTTTTATGAAAACCAAAATTAATTGTGACTCACAAGTTTTTATTGAGTGGGTTAGTAAGGTTGAGAAGATACTTAACCACATTCCAATAGTAACGGCCAACGGACACATGCCAGTTGAATACGGTGACGATGAATTTCAAGAGGGCATGAGACAACTTCAACAATGTGCTTTGCGATTTGATGATATGCCAATTTATCCTATCAATGAACAAATTTCAAAAAGACTTGTTGAAGATCAATTACAGGGGGCAAATGACAGATCTGATAATTAAGATGTTTATTTTGTTTCTTTTATTAACCATACCACCTAAAATTCTTTTAATTATTTTTGGTGGCTTAACTTATATTGTATTAAATTAGGAGGAAAAGATATGAACAATGCAATAAAAAATAAATACTTTGAGACAACAAATTACTCAAAGTTTAAAAAGGCCAGAGGTAATAGACCTGTGGACGAAGCACACGTAAAGCAATTAAAAAGATTAATTGCAGAAAAAGATCTTTACGATCCAATACGTGTTAACGCAAACATGGAAGTGATTGATGGACAACACACTTTACAGGCTAGAAAAGAACTAGATCTTAAAGTGCCATACATCATAATTAATTCTGACGATCCGTTAGATGTTGCAAGACTTAATACGGGTAGAAAGAATTGGTCCATGGAAGCATATTTGAATCATCACTGCGCAAGGCAGAAAAGAGATTATCAAATATGTAGAAATAAAATGAACCAATATGGAATCAATGTTGCTGAAGCGATAGTGTTATTGTTAAAGCAATGTTCACTTTGGAACAGAGTCTCTACAGATTTTAAAACAGGAGATTTTAGAATACCTGCAGGAGGAATCGAAAACATAGATCGAATCGGAGCTGCACTCAATACTTTAAAAAAGTATTTTTTAGGAATGGATGATAGCAAGAGAAGACTTAAAAGATCTATGGTCATGGCTTATATCATTGCAGATAGATGCCCAGACTTTGATTTGAGGAGGTTCAGAGAAGCCTGTAAAAGTAAATCATCTTGGTTTTTATCTGGCACATCCACTAAAGATTACATAGTGATTATTGAAAAAATCTATAATAGTGGACGTTCTAAAAAGAAAATAAAATTACTTGATTTCTTTTTATCAAAAGAATATCAAGAGCATTAGGAGAAAAACATGGACATCAACAAATGGAAGTCTTGTGCGGTAGATATCGAATCATACACACTGATAAGGGCAATGGGAAAAGCAGGCTTTAGAAGACCTGGATCTATGATTGCTAAGTTGGTTGATGAAGAGGTTAGAAAGATAGCGAAGAAAGAGGGGATAAGCTATCCTAAGATGAAAGAGAATTTACTAAAAGAAGGCAACAAACTTCTTAATGGTAAGTAGATTTGGGGTTATTTAGTTTTCTTTTTTTCCCTAAATTGAGTGGGGCCGGGAGACTGGCCCCATTTTTATTATGATCACATTACAAGACACAAAAATTTTTATTAAAAACTTTTCAGAACACTCTGCATTAAATAAAAATATTAAAAAAGAAATTTACGCAGCAAGAAAAAACGATCTTACAGGTATGCCAGGTTCTAACGATAATTGTTGGAGAAGCACACATAAATATAAATGTGAGGAGGAGCTGTTGAAACCTGTTAATTTAGTATTATCAGAGTATTTAAATCATTATTTTAATAAAACAGATATACCTGCACAGATTATTTATTGGACAAATATAAATAATTTTGGAGGAGGTAACCTATTTCATACGCATTATTTGGCAGGAGCTGATTTAGCAGGAGTTTATTACGTACAAGCTGAAGGCACAGGTAATATTAAATTTGCTACACATGAACAAATGTATTTTATGATCCCTCCACATATGCCTAACGCAAAAATGATTGCACATGAGCCAAAAGATGGCGATATTCTATTATTTCCATCTTATTTATTGCATGAGGTTGCTGTAAACACGAGTGCTAAAAAACGTATCACAGTAGGTTTTAATATAAAATTAAACTTGCAAGATTCATCAAAATAAGTATTAATTGATTCACGTATTTCCTTAGCCTAAATGAAAAGGTGGGGCTTTAAACACCTTATTTTCACATAACAACGAATCGCTAATTTAACTTAATGAGGAGATTTAGTGGCTTATAGATATGTTCGAAAGAGCAGTGAAGATGCGTTAAATTTAGCTTTAGATAAGCTAGTGATGGTATGTCCTAATAAGAAAACTTATGATGAACTTACCAGTTTAATGTTTCAGTTGTATTGTGGGAATGATTTTGGTTTAGGAAATTTCAGTCTTACGTTCCTTGACAGAGTTGAGGATCGATGGCGATCAGGCAGAAAAAAAGCTGCTTCGGCAAAAGGTTTAAAACTGGTCGTCAAAAATGCCTAACCAAGGTGTATTTCCACATCCATATCTTTTCCTACACCTTGGTTATGGTAATGACAGAGATAGATCCTGAGTTTGTAAAAGCATCAATTAAATTATGTAAAGCTTTAAGAGGTAAAGAACGTACTGAATTCATTGAAGATGCCTTAGTAGACTACAAGTGGACTGCCTATGTTAAATCTCCTAGAGAGGTACAAAGGCATTTTAGGGATGTATTCACCAAACTTGTTAAAAATTTTGGGCACTAGTATGGCAGCTGAAGTATTAAATCCTAAAACTTCATCTGAGCAAAGACTATTTCAGGCCATTGTATTACAAGCTTTTGAAGATGCCCTGACTACACAAGGTAGTAAGCAAGAGTCTTATCTTAAAAAAGATGCACATGATTGGTTTTTACAGAGAAATAAATCTTTTGAAGAAGTTTGTTGGTTTGCAGGTTTTGACCCAGATTTAATACATGATAAATATAAAAAGCTACTTACAGATGGTAAAATTGTGTTTACTGAGTTACAGAGAGAATGGGTCCGTTATCGAGGATTATATAGAGATTACAGGGCTGCTGATAATAGTAAGGATAGGAAAAATATTATGTTAAAAATTACTAGTGTGAAACTTAAAAGGTAATCATGGTGGACGTAAATATTTAACCCACGGGGGAAGCAAAAAAAATCTAAGTTTAAAATGATCAAAAACCCCCGTAGGTTTGAAATTAGCAATTATAATAAATAACATGCTATTTACATTTATACAGGAACAACGGCCAACGGACAAATAAAAAATATACTATATAGATTATCTAGACACTTGATTAATAAAAAGAACCCCAGGGGGTCAAACAGGTGTCCCTGCTGTCCCTAAACAACTATTAAGCAGATATACCAACGATTCTAGTCCAATTTAGTGGTGTCCCTATGGTGTCCCTATGGTGTCCCTAAGGGACACCTCTTGCGGGAACGCAATCAGAAGTTTTTACTACACTTACTTTTAGTTGAAATAATCTATATAATAAAAAAATTATGATGAAAAAAATAATTGAGAGTGGGTTTAAGATTACGGCAACAAAAGAAGGCCGTAAAATGGCTAAAGAGGCTTTTAGAAAGGTATTTAAAAAACATAAAGCTGAAATTAGAAGAACTAAAAAAACAAAAGGAGCTGTACCAACTATACCTTATCAATTAAAAAAAGCAGATGTTAAAAAGAAAATTGCAGGGACTAAATTAATTACTAAAGCAGAAATAAAAGCAAATCCAGGCGCAAGACGTAGAATAATATTAAGAATTGAAAAAGCTAAAAAAGAAAGAAAAAGAGGTGGTAGACCACAGATATTTGGTAAGGCCTATGCATCTGATAAACGTGGTAAAGGTATGCAAATACCACTTGTATCTAAATTAGATAGACGTAAGATACAATCTGATATAAGTGAAAGTGTAAGAGCGTTTATGAAAAAGAAAACAGGTTTTAGAAAAGGTAAATACATTAAAACTGATGAACCGTTGAATATTTACGGCAGACCAATAGGTAAAAAACCAAGACAAAAGATTCTTGGTAAAGCAAAGTATGTATATGGAGCAACAAAAGTTTCACCTCCACCAAAAAAGAAAAACAAAGGTGGTGATGTTAAAGCCATTAAAACTGTTGCAGCTAAACTTAGCAAAGCATCGAAAGCTCACGCAGGCCAATCAAAAGTTTTAAAAAGAATTGTCTCTAAATATGTTTAGACTCATAGAATTATTTAAAAATCTTTTAAATTTAGATTATAGAGTTAGAAGATTAGAACGTGCAAAATATTGGAAAGAAAAATATCATGGGACTAAAGAAAAAATCATTAAGAACTGAATCTGATTTAACTCCTAAACAAAAAATGTTTGTGGAGATTTATGTAAAGGACTGGGGATCGATTACACAAGCTGAAGCTTTGAAG